TCGTGATTCCGAAAGCACGGCCTGCATGGGTTGTGGTGGCTGGCTGAAAGTAGCGCACCTGACCGCCTTCGATGATGACCAAGCGCCCGGCGGAGAGGGTCTCGCCCGCCGGGTAGGTGGCGGTCTGGTTCTTGAGGTTCATGATGGGGCTGCCCCATCCGCCTGAAATTTTGGCGTACACGTCCCCGCTGTCGTCGTCGAGGTAGAAATCCCCCGCGATGCCAAGCCCGGAACCGGGGATGCCGGAACCGTGATGCCAGGTGCTGCCGTCGGTTCCGGCGGTGCCTGTCAGAATCTTGATTGTCAGCGGATTGGCGTTGCTCATGGCGTGGTTACGTCTTTCAGAATTTGGAATGCCCCTCGAATGAGGGTAATCACCTGGGCGTTGGGCTTGGTCAATTGGATGTCGTAGCGGTATTTCACCGGCTGCAAGGCTGCGGTTTCGGCGGCGGTCAGGTTCAGGGTCATTTTTCCGGTTGCGAGGGTGATGGAGGTCGGGCTTACCAATTCCTCTACCGTGTCCTCGCTGTGCTCCCACTTCATTTTCATCCGAACCGTGCAGTTCGTGAAATCGTAGGGGGTGTCGTTTTCCTGCACCTCAATCTCCTGTACGAATGTGTCTCCCCGATAGACGTTGAAGTCCACCTTGCCGGGCACATAGTTTACGTATTGAGGTGCGTAGTCCATTTTTTCGGCTGTTTTTCGGTTGATTCTACGGGGTTACTGTTTTTTCATTTGCGCGGCCAGGTCGTCGGAAATCCAGGCTATCCAGTGCCGACAATTGTACCTGCCGCGCTCGATGATGGGGTTGTAGGTGTTTCTGGTTGCGGGGTTGATGAGGTCGGGGTCGTTTTTCCAGTTTTTGGTTTCTTCCTGGGTGAAGACTTTGCCCGCTCTTTTCGCACAGAATTTCCGGGTGGTCTTGATTACCGAACCTTCGTAGATGAAGTGCTTCAGTTCCAGTTGTTCGGCGAAATGCTGCGAGGCGATTTCGTGAACTTGGTTGAAACTGTCGTAGGCGTAGGTTCGGTAGTACCGTTTCAAGAGGCCGTCCACTTCCGGGCTGCCCTTGATGAGTTGGCCGAGTCCGCGCGTGTATTCCTGCAAGGGGCGGCGTGAAATGATGCTTGTGAGCACGTAATCTTTCACCACTTGCCGGATTTCGGGGGTCTGCAACAGCGTGTCGAGATACCCGCCGGGGAGTAGCTCGCCCGTGCGGGTGATGCCGATTCGAAGCTCTACCACCTCCATTTTTTTGGCGATGGTGAGAAGCTGCTTTTCGGCGAACCCGACGACGTGGAAGTATTCCCGTGCCAGTTCGGCCATTTTCAAAAGGTCTTGAGCAAACTCGCTCATGCGGCCTTTCAAAAATTCTTTTGCAAAAAGGTCAAACAACTTGTCGAGGCTTGCGGCCTTCAAAACATTCGCTTTCGAGGGGGTCAGGATGCCGTCGGCGGTCTCGAGGAAAAGGTTCTGCAACAGCAGGTACACCATTTCCTTTTCCATCGCCCCGGCGTCTTTATCGAGCCGGTTTATCAGTTCTTCCACCCTGCTTTCGAGGGTGGTGCCGTAGTCCCGGATTTTTTTGAGCGTTTCTTTCATTCATCACGCGGTCATTAGGGTTGGTTTTTGCGGCTTGATTTCTTCAATCAGGGCTGTAACTTTTTCGTCAATAGCCTTCTTTTGAACTTCCCGGTTCATCCGGTAGAAGTCCTTCTTTTCCTGGGCAAACTGTTCTTCCAATTGGTCGAACAGCATCCCGAAATTGGCGTACATGATTTTTGTTCGGCGGCTCACCAAATCGGATGTGAGCGCCAACATCTTTTCGGCGTCCGACATCCCGCTAAACGGATTGAAAAATTCACGCACCTCCCACCGCTGGTATTCCATTACATCGTCGGCGAAGACGATGCGAGCCAAATCGCGCTCAATGTTGCGTTTCACGGCGGCCCCGGCCTCGCTTTGTGCGGCTTGGGCCAAGTCGGACAGCAGTTCGTTGAATCCCTTGAGTTTGAAGTCTTTCGGGAACTTGATTTGCGCTATCAACCCTTCCGAGCGGTCGGTGAATCGGGCGATGGTCTCTACGCAGTATTTCCACGAGCGGGCGTACTTGACGGCAAGGGAGGAAAGGGTGTCGTACACGTTCTCAAGGTCAATCCGCTTGCCGGTGGCGGTGTCGGCCACCTCCGCTTTGTCGAAAATGTCGGTGTTGAAAACGATGGATTTGGCCTTTCGGGTCAGCTTCTCAACATACTCAGCCTGAAACTTGAGGAGGTCAACGGGGGGGTATTTGAACGCCACCAACTTTTCCAAGTCCACGAGTTCCTCACCTTCCTTCGGCAGGGTGAGTGTGATTTCTTCCGCAACCGACGTGGGCCGTTTTTTTCCCGTCCCGGCGCAAGTCTGACAGGCTCCGCCGTTTTGCAAAATTCCGTTGTAACACCCTTCCGCGTCGCAAGCCTCCGTGTACCGAATCGAAAGCGGGAAGGCCGAAAGTGTCATGGTAAGGTCAAGCTCGCTGTTGATTTTCAGCGACTTCATTAAGTATGGAATTGCAGCGTTGTAAGGGGGGGTGCAAGTTGCCCCCTTCGTGGCCAGGTCGCGGACATACCCAACCCGGAACGCCGGAACCCGCCCGGCGAGGTGCGGCTTGATTAAGTCGAGCCGGAAAACCTTCGTGCGGAAGCGGACATAGCCGGTACTGTTGTCGTACCACTTCAATTCGCCCTCCTGCTGTGCCATTACCGTTGAGTAAAATCCGCTTTTGAAGGGTAGGACGGTCTCGGTAAGTGTCATGGTCTCGTCGGCAAGGTAGAGGGTCAGCTTTTCGCCATCGTGCTGCTTTCCGGTATTGGGGTCGTCAACCACGATGGCGGATTTCGCTGTCAGGTGCTGAAGCGTGTTGTTGTCGTACCGATAATCAACCGCTTCGGTGCTGCTCACCTCGAAGGGGTAAGGCCGGACAAGTTCGGTTTTGCTTCGCGCCGGTTCGAATTCAAGGATGATGAAGGCGTTGGGGTCGGTGGTGTTGAGTTCCAAAAATCGGGTTGCCATCCAATCGTCGAGGGAGGAATCGCCCCAAAATGTACCCAATACGTCTTCTACTTCCTGCACTTTTCGCGTCACGTCCACCTGGTCGCCCTCGTAGGTGAGGATGCGTTGAAAGTTTGCCCTTGGAACCTTGAAAAATACGTCCATCAGATTTTTAACCACCGACTCGGTGATGTGCTGCGTGATTTCTATTCGTTGCTGAAACAGGTCATCGTCTTCCCGATTGGCAAAGCGCCTCATCAGGCTGTCCAGCCCTTCGCCGGTCGCCAACTTGGTGTACAGGCTCGCTTTGTCCACCGTGCGTTGGTACCAGGGATGCCGCTTCCCGTGAAGGGCGACATCGAGCAGCCTTTGGATTGCCTGTTCGCGGGTCATTCAGTTCAGTTGTTACGCTACGGGTTCGGTGGTCGGCTCGCCCCGGAACCGCTTTGCAATTTGCCATCCTTGCCGGAGCCATTCGGCCACTTCGCCTGCAAGGGCGACACATTCGGTTTCGGGCAAAGCGAACTCCTCCCGCAGGAAGTCCACGATGTCCCGCATTTCTTCGGGCGAAATGTCGTCCAACTCCTCGCCCACTTTTGCAATCCCCTCGAAGGCTTTCCAACCTTTCGAGGCGAGCTTGAGGATTCTTGGACGCCTCTTGCCCCGATCTTTGGCGTTCCGGTACACTTCGCCCAGAAAGGCGAGGACTTCGGTAGTTTCCTTGATTTCTGCCATAATTCGCTGAATTAGTATGATTTACAAAACCGCTCGAAGTCCTTTCGAAAAATCGTGGTGGCGATGTAGTCGAAGCTGTCCGAACAGTGTCCGAATTTTTCGTAGGTAGCCCCGGTCAAGGGGTCGCGTTCCTTCTCTTTTAATTTGTGCCCGTTTGGGTCTTGTTTCAGTTGGGTCAGGTCTTGTAGGGTCTTGAGGCATCGGGTTTGGTCTATCAGGATTCGTATTTTTTCGTAATTTCCTGAAAAGCAGTTGTTCAGAAAGTCGCGTCTTTTCAAAACCGGGGGCGCTACGCTTGCTACCCGGTCGCTTCCGTTGTTCAGCCATCGCCGCAATTCCCGCTTTGCAATGGTGTAATCGTTTACGTCCTTTCCCCTCGTGTCCCGCTTCTTTCCGCTGGGGTCTCCGTATATGAAAACCGAGCGTAGCCGGTCGCCGTACTTGTTTGAAAAAGCCCGGCAAAGGCGCTCGGTGGTGTTGTCGGGGTTCGGTAGGCAGAACTCATCGAACTGTTTCAGCCAGGTCACCCCCTCCTTTTCCTCCACCTGCCAGCAGGTAAGGGTGATGTAGGGGGTTACGTTCTGGTCGAAACTCAAATGCGCGGGCAGTTCTGGGTTGAAGTCAACGTCCCCGGCATTGTGCGCCCGGCTGAATCCGGTGTAGAATTCGCCGCCGGTTCGAACCAGCGCCGTCCAATCTCCGAACAGCAGGCGCTTTTGGTCGTAGTCGGACAGCTTGCGAAGCTGCTTCCGGTAGAGTTCCTTGAAAGTCTCATCCGGGTTGTCATCCACCAGGGCGGCGACGAATTGGCGGGAGGATTCCGGGTCGAGCGACTTGTTTTCGCGGCTCAACACGTAGCGGTACTTCACCCAATTCTCTGCCGGGTTGGCGGTCAGGAGAATTTTTGGGGTTCCGCCCACTGCACCGAGGTTGTACCTCATCCGGCTCTGGACAATCATGAAAGCCTTCTCGGTGATTTCGGTCGCCTCATCCAGAAAGGCGTCTGTGATTTCCATCGAACCATGCGACGTGAAGTCGGGGTCTGATGGATACTGAAATAGGTCTTTCAGGAAAATCTCTGACCCGTTGCTGAAATAGATGACGTTCTCTTGCTGATTGAAGGTGAACGTCACCCCCGCCGGATTGAACTTTCCGAACTTTTGCCAAAAATCAAAGAACGTTTTGAGGGTCGTTAGCCTCAAGTTTTTCAACTGACTGCGACCAATCAGGCCGCGTGTGTTGGGGTATCGGCACCGACGGTATATCTGCCAGGCGCATCCAAGCCAACTTTTCCCGCCCCCTGCCGCGCCCCCATACAGAATTTCCTCCACCTCCCGCGATTCTTCGAGCATCGCCCAGACCTCACTCTGCTTGCTCGATAGTCGGCTGACGTGCTTCATTTTTTTCGACTTCGATTACCCAGGTTTGGGTTTCGGTTTGGATTGGCTCGCCG